TTGCTCACCAATGTAAATGATCTTGTCCAGTGCCCGCTCCGCGATTTCCTCGGGGGTAAACCCGCGATTGTGCGTGGTGTGAACCTGAACCCCTCCCAGCAAAACACCCACATCTTTCATGCGTTCTCCTCAAATTTATTCCATTTACTACGATTTACTACTGCGGGAATAACCCGTAGATTCAGTGGTACGTGAAGCCCTGAAACAATTTTACCTTGCAACGGAATCACATGATCCACGTGCCACGGAAAGCCTAATACCTTAGTACGCAACGCTGCAAGTTCGTACGCCTGCTCCATCATCCAAAAATCGTCAGGCGTAAGCCACTTGGGGGTACGCTTCAGTTTTGCAGCCTTTCGCTTGGCATTGATTTGTGCGTATACATGCAAATTTTTCTTTTGGTACTCGCGCTTCTGCGCCTGCCTAGCGACTTTATTTGCAGAGTAATAGCGACGAACCGCAAGAATGATTTTGTCTCCATGGATCTTATATTGCTTTGCGTTATGCACTTGCACTCGTGCTGGGTTCTTACGCCTCCACAGGACTAAAAAATCCGCCCGGCACTGTAAGCACTCCCCAGTGGCGGCTCTACGCGGCGCAGTATGCCCTTTATGGCATGCCTGCCCGGTGAAGTACCGCGCTTCCCCCTTAGCAAGTGCGGCTTTGCGCGAAGGCTCCATCACCCCACCTTTTGCCGGTACTGCCCCGACCGATATGCATCCTGCCGATCAAGCCCGTCGCCCAGACGCTTAGCAAGGGCTAACGCCTCATTATACCTACCTACGTACTGAGTCATGATGTCGGCTTCTCCTTTCATGAACTGGTACGCTTCAATGAGAGAGCCATAGAGCAGCACGGAGTCGAAGTTGTCCCCCAGCCACGACGTACTCGCCGTAACAATGCTTTCCGGGTAGAAGAAGTAATGCAGTTCTACCGAGTAGTCATCATCCGGAGTAGGCCCAAGGATGAAGGAAAGTTCGTTAGGCATGGAGGACCGGGGGCCAAACAAGGCGTAGTACGCCGGAAGCCCCTGATCCGTGGCCGTGGGGTAAGACTCCCGAATGAAGTTCACGTCCTTGTTGAGCAGGTAGTGATACTCATCGCTGCCGTCGATTACCGCCATGGAATATGGCGCAAGAAAGTCATCAGGGCAGGCAAGGTACTTGTTGCCCAGCGTGGCAGTACCCGTGACGTTCTTGCGCAGCGAGGGGAACTGAACCGTGTTGTAGATACGCTGTTCAGCCTGCTGCACGAATACCGGAATGTTGGAGACGAACAGCGCCTCCGTGTTTTCGGTGTAGTCTTGAATAGCTTGACTGAGGTCAGTGTAGTTCATCTCAGTTCTTCAGGAACTTGCGCCCCTTGGTCGCAGCACCATACCCACGCATATCCTCGTAGGTCTTCTTCTTGGTACCTTCCGGGTACTTGCCCTTCACCCAGACATCATCCATGCCAATATCGTCTTGCGGGGACGGATCGGACTGCGGACGGCTGAGTTTCTTGATCGTGCGGTATTTCATCAGCGCCCCCGGGTCTTCCCACTGGACTTCTGGTTCATTGCCCGAGCCACGTTGCGCCCATACTGCTTCATCGCAGCGGACGTCACGCCTTTAGCGGGGCCTTTGACTTTCATGGTCGGAACAGTCGTATCTGCTTTTTTCATCTGTTGTCCTTAAGTTGTGGTCACAGTCACACTACCTACCTGCCCAATCGCAACAAGCGCATTGGGCGTCAATCCATCATCCGGCCCCCTAGCACCGCCCACCGGATTCCAGCCCCACTGAATCACCCTGCTGCCTCCGGCTCCATCGTTACCCGGCTCGTAGTAGCTGGTGTCGGGACGTGGGTTGCGGATGGCCTGCGGGTCGTTGACCGGATACATGCCAAGCTGCAACTGCGGATGGTCGGGATCCCAGCACGTCGGGCAGGCGAGAATGTTCGTGTTCTTTGTCTTGATCGTAAGCGGCTTGAGTTCCGTCAGCTTGTAGCGAAAGCCACAGACGTCGCATTCCGAGATCGCGAACTTGCCTGATGCAAACTGGTTGGGCACGGATCACCGCAAGAAAGTTTGCCGGGGCACGAACCGCACCGGGGCCTTCTCCCTGTCTTCATCCGCAGCAAGTTGGAACTGCTGCTCGTAGTCGGCCTTCAGTTCTAGCCTGCGGTTGCCGTCCACACCGGGCAGTTTTTGGGCAAGGTAGAACGCCAGCCCCGCCACCATGCAGGGGAGGAACCGGAACGGAATGTCCTGCCCGTTGATACCGTTGCCCGCATCCTGCATCCGACGCATCCGCCAGTAGACGAACGTATAGGTCTGGCTGTTATCCGGGCGCGGCCAGACGTGGATCTGGGGGTACTGCACCACGTTGGTGGAGTCCGTCGCCCCGGTTTTGCGCTGGAACCACACCTGAATTGGGCGTCCCGTAGCCGTCTTGTTGGGGATAGTGGCGTAGGTACTCACCGAAATCCGCGAGATGTTGATGTCCGTCTGAGTGGTACCAGAACCCGTGCGGATGACGTGGTCGAGCAGATCAATGGTATCCACAGGCATGTCGTAGTCGCCAACATTGTAGGTCAGCACCTGTGATCCCTGCTCAATTGTCCACAGATTGATCCCCCGGTTTGCCCACTCGATAGTGAGCAGATTCAGGGAACGACGCGCCGTGCGAAGATCGTAACCAGAACGCAATTCCGCACCGCACCGCTCAAACGCCTCCTCAACCAACGAGTTGAGGTCGAGATTGAAGTCCGTCGTGTCTGTGGTTTTGGCGACCATTTACTTACGCAGCTTCCCCAGAGTTTGCGCCAGACGAGCCTGCTTGCCAAGCCGACCGGGGGCACCGGCCTTTTCCTTGGCAAACGCGGCCACCGATTTACCCGCTGCCTTAGCCTTGGCCGTGAATGCACCCGGGCGCTTGATGGCCTTCTGGATCCAACCACCCTTGTTCATCACCTTCACCGGCTCCGCACCGTCACGCTTCACAACGGAGCGGGCCTTGGGCACCTTGCTGGGGGCAATGGCCCCCATACCGCGAGAAGGACGCACTTGATTCTCCTATCTGAACTTTGCCGTTTTCTTGGCGATCTGTTTAGGCTGGGGTACAAACTGTTTGCCGGAACGCTTGCCCGCCCGTTTAGCCCGTGTCGTCGCGGCGTACTCAGACGGACTGAGCGACTTGATGGCGTTCTCGGGGAGGTACCGCTCCCCCGTCTTGGACGAGGGCTTACCCGACTTGGTACGCCACTTCTGCGCGGTCCAGTCTTTCAGCGATTGCTGCGGCGCTTTCATCCTTTGTACCCACCACCCTTGGCCTTGTACTGCTTGGCAAGAAGCTGTGCCTTCCGGGCTGACCATTGCCCCGCTTTGGTACCTTGCGTAGCAGATGCCTTGATCTTCCCGAACAGGGCTTTCCGCATACCCGGCTTTGTGTAGTTACCGGACTGGTTCACGCGGGACTTGGTTGCCACAGCTACACCATCTTGCCTTTGGTCTTGCCGCGCATCTCGCAACCACCACCGGGACTTGGTTGCCACAGCTACACCATCTTGCCTTTGGTCTTGCCGCGCATCTCGCAACCACCACCGCGCACCGAACCACCGGAGGCCATGCGGATCACGGTGCCCTTGGTTTTACCACGGGACTCGATACCGCCGCCACGGGCGTACTTCTTGGCTTCAGCCATCTCTTCACGGACCATCTTCTTCGGCAGGCCAGCCTTCTTCATGGCCTTGGCATGACGCATTTCCATTTGAGCGTTTTTCACATTGCCTCCTTCACGCATTCCTGCGTACTTGTTCAGTTGGGAAAACGGCATGTCGATCTTGCCATGCCGGGTATCTTGGCGGTTGACTTTGGCTTGGGTGCTGGCTCCGCTCATAAACCGTTGCTGTTTGCGGTCAGCAGAAAGGTAGTCCGCGCCCATCTTACGATCTGCACCAATGGTTTTGTCGAAACGCGGGTTAGATGCAATGCCACCACGAGATTTTTTCTCGGTCTTATCAGGACCAAGTTCAGCGTCCTTACGAGGACCGGGCGTAAAAAGAGATTTGACCCCGCTATAAGCGCGTTTAGCCCAATTCACCGGATTCATTGCTTCGCGGTCGGCAATGTTTTCTGCCTTCTCGCGTTCGTAATGCGCTTTATACCCCTTAGTTTCAACATCCCCACCATCATTCATCTTCTTCACCCGCCGCTGCTCCGACAGACCAATCGCAATAGCCTGCTTCGGATTCGTGACCTTCTGGCCGGAAGAAGAACGCAGCTTCCCTTGCCCAAACTCACGCATCACGGTACGGATCTTTCCACCTTCGGCTTTGGCTTGGGGCCTCATTTACTGCCTCTCTGAATCAAGTGGTCAAGTTTTTCGTCCATCTTGTCCAGACGCACGTCAATTCGCGCCTGCACCCGAATGAGTTCCTCTTCGTGACGTTTGTCCACTATCTTTTGCTCTGCAACGGCGTTTTCTACAACCGCCATACGTTTATCAAGCGTCGTGTAAGCGTAGATAACAGCAAGGGCTGCGGAAGCAAACGAAAAAAGATCAGCAACACTGATGTCCCGCCTGATCTTCCACTTTCCTTCCTCGATGAAGCTGCTCATGTCAGCAGTTCCACGCTCGCAGGCTTTTGTTGATGCGGCTGTTGGGGTCCTTCGCCGTCTTGGCCGAAGTGAGTTTCTTCTTCATCCCCGACATCCGGGCGCAAAAAGAATCGCGCCGTGACCCACCCTCGGGCTGGGGGCGCTTCAGCCCCGGTTTGCCCGGGTTCGCCCGGTTGTAGGAAGCACGGCCCTTGGCGTTCAGCCCGCCAGAGGGGTTCTTGCCTTCCTTACGTTGCCACGCAGGTGTTTTAGCCATTACGCTGCCTCGCTCATGGTTGCGTCAATAGGCTTCAGCATCGGATACAGGATTTCCTTGCCAAAGCTGGACCGGTACTCATGGATTCCCATGTGCCCCAACTCAATCGTGGGGTCAACCCAGACGGTGAAACCCGCCTCACGCGCCCGGTCACAGAAGAGGAAATCCTCCCCGATGTAGCCCTCCGGCGTGACCTTGAAGTCGAAGAAGCTGTACAACTGCTCATCCGAGTTGGTGTCCTTGTGCCGCCACTCCGGGTGCATGTCGCGCAGCTTCGTGAACACCTCGCGCTTGATCATCATGAAGCCGGTCGCGATGCGCCGCGCCTGCACCAACCCCATGCCGTCCATCAGGATGTTGTCCGCATCGCCTTCCAGCGAAAGGATGTACACCTTGCCTTCCTTGCGGGCTTCGTACGCCCCGCCCACGATGGGCTTTTCCTGATTGAACGCCAGCAGGCGGATTACCGAATCGGCTTCAAACGTCATGTCCGAGTCGATGAACATCAGGTGGTCGCAGTCCGACTTGAGGAACTCATGGGCGATCATGTTCCGAGCGCGGGACACCACCGAACAGCCACAAATGCTGTTCACCTGAATGTGGATCCCATGCTCCAGCACCTGCTGCCCCAGCTTCATCAGCGACACTGCCATCCGCAACCCGACCTTGTGGTCATAGGCCGGGAGTCCAATCATCAGCTTTTTGCCCGCAAGGTTGTAGCTTTTCTGGTTTTGCATAGATTTTTGTGTGTTGTTCTGGTGGTCGAAAGGGTTACAGCTTTATATCTCCCTACGTAACCCGAAGCAATTCCTCGGCAGTGAGCGCAGCCAAACCACGTTCATCAACAAACGTCATCCAATTGCCCTTCACCAGCTTTGGAATGTCCCATTGTTGTGTTTGGCCGCTTCGCACAGATGCCGCATAGCAGGCGTCTGTGGCAACAAGCTGCGCATGAATGCGCTCAGCAACCCCTTGCGCGTCAGCTTCAGACAATGCTTGGTAGCGGTTCACAGTGAGTTAAGGTAGTCGATAATCGTGTTCTGTGTTGCTGTGTCGTGCGCAACAGGAAACACAATAAGTTCTTTTACTTGAATGTTAGCTGGCACAGACGAGCCATCACCGTAGCAACCCAGTGTGATGCCCCCGGCGTTCCCATTATTCGGAAATCCGGGTCCGACCGCCGTGTTCTTGTTTACGCGAGTGTACGAGTTCGTGCTATTGAACACCGCCGTGAAGACGCCGTAAGTCCCAATCGCAAGGTCCGCGTTGGAGTTTTGTCCCGTCCCCGCAGACTGGTTGATCGTCGGGGAAACCGTTGTTTGTTGCAGCCGCAGTGTGTCTCCTGCACTCCCGTCGAGGATGGTGTCGAAGTCTGCCCAACTGACTTGCTTGAACAGGAGATACACTGTTTCCGGCTGGTTCAGTGTAAACGCCGAAGTTCGTAAGGATTGGGACGTACCATTGAACAAAATGGTGTTATCCCCTTGAAGCGCGGGCTGCGCCGCACCAGACGCCTGCGTAAGGTTCCGTGCGTTACCCGAGGCATCACTCCACTGCGACACTGCCCCGCCAAAGGAGGTAATACCCAACCCATACCGGTACCACGCAGCAGGATTAAGCGCAAAAATGAACGCGCCGGGGTCAGTCACGCTTGCGCCCATGCTGGCCGCAGCCAGTAGTCGCCTACGTGACTGAAACATCCCCCGACGCCCCCAGAACACCATCAAGCCCCCCGGAGAGTCAACAGCAAGTCGTACGTAGACCCGGAAGTGTTACCCGTCGTCGTGAGGAGCAGGTTGCCCGTACCCCCCGCCGACATAGGATCCGCCAACGGCCCGGAAAGGGAGTAATCACGCCAACCGTTACCAGTGAGAACTTCTGCGAGGTCGTCCGTCGTGTGGTCCCACAAGAGCCGCACCGAGGTGAACCCGGAGATAGTCCACTGTGCTTCGACCAGCATCAACTTAGTGAACGGTACTTTGGCAGCATTCACCAATGTACCGGTAACAGTTGTGCTGTTTACCGTGCCGGATACGGTTACCCCGTAGGTGCCTGTACCCCCCACACCCGTACCGTAGGAAGACACAAACGTACCCGGGAACACACCAGTACCGGAGAGCAGCATCCCCGGGCACATGACCCCCGAGGTAACCCCCGAGACAGTCATCGTGGTGGTCGCGATTGACGCCGTCATCACCCCGGTGAGGCCAAATTTGGCGACCGCGCTCTCCCCCGTACCGTCACAGATGTTGGTCAACCGGATCGCGTACGTACGCGGTCCCGAGATAAGCGCCTGACAAGTTACGGCGTCAGCCATGTGGTGTCTCCGGCTTAGGAGTCAGCGAACGGAGTAGCCACCGTACCCGTGCCGAGGGCAATGCCGTTGACCATGTACTTAAGCGCGTCGATGGCAAAAATCTGCACCCACGTGCCCGCGACACCACCCGTGGTGCTGCCGTTGAAGTTGATGAAGTCATTCGTCGCGCCCGCCGTGTACGCGGCCAGCGCGTTAGACGTGTCCGTGTCTACCCCGAGGATGGTGCCGATGAACTTATCGGTGCCGTCCGTGCCGATCTTCAGGCTGCTCGTTGCGACAGTCGTCGGCACCCAAATGGTGTAGACAACGCCTTCGTTGTTGAGCGTATTGGGG